TGTCGGGGAACCGGAACGTCTCCTTGAACCCCCAGGCCACGCGCGGCGTGATCGTCAGCTGTGGCGTCTGTTCCTGGATATCCGGGACGGCGCTGATCTTGCCCTGTTCAATATGCCAGCCCGCGCGCCCCGTGCTCGCGATCTCGCGCGCGACTTTCAGCACGGTCGCGCCGCGGTCGATGACGCCGTTGTATTCGAGGCCCTCCTGATCCGTTAGGTCGGCCCACGTCTTGAGCGCGTCGCCGTCGATCTTGCTTCGTGCAATCGGTTCGCCGCTGGCCTTGCCGGCAAAGACGTCGGCATAGAGCCAGGCGGGGTTGCTCGTGGGCTGTGGTGCGGTCCATTGCGCGCCGTCCCAGGTGGGCACCATCGACGTCGCGACGATGGTCAGGTCGTCGATCGTCCCGGACAGTTGCTCGCTGGCCTTGATGCGCAGATCCATGGTGACGACGCCGTCAACCTTGAACGGCGTGCGGTTGCGCACCGTACGCAACGCCGACCAGATGCAGTCGGTGTTGATGACCTCGTCAGGGCTGTCCTCGATCCACGTCCGGCGACGCTTGACGCGGATGTCGTACTGATCGGTGTCCGGCAGCTTCCAACGCACCGCACCGCGGAACGTCTCGCGTTCGGCGTTGAAGAAGTGGATGCGCCATTCGCCGTTCGTGTCGTCCTTCTCAGTGTCCGCCAGCGCGTTGTTGAGGATCTGACCGTTCTCGACCTGAACGCCGTCGGTGTTGCCGGTCAGGCGCGTCCAGGAGCTGTCGGAGGTTTTCTTGAACTCGATGATGAACTCGACGCCGGCCGTGTTGGTGTCGTTGTCCGCGTCGATCGTGAAGAGCCCTTGGGGGAACGCAAAGTCGAGAACGACCTCGTCGGCGCCCGTGTCCGTCGTTCGTGTCACGAAGGCGAAGCTGTCGTTCGTCCACTCCTTCCGGTTATAGCCGTCGACCTGACCTTCGGTCGGCGAAAAGTCGACGTTCAGATCGGTCGACAAGACCTGGTCGGAGTAGAGCGGGTCGCTGATGTCCTGGTCTTCGCCGATGCGAAATTCGACGTTGTCGAACTGGCTGATCGAGGTGTCGCCGATCTTGATTGGATCGCCGGACAACGGACTGGCTTCACCGATGACGGTTCCATCGCCAGCTTTGATACCGCCGATCTCAAGCGGCCCGTACCCGAGAACACCCTTCCAGCGCAGGAACACAGAATCGCCGACGATCTCGGTGAACGGTTCGGCTGTCATCGGGATAATTGGCGCGATCCGGTGCTTGCCGTAGATGCGTGGGATAACGCCAAACGGGTTCAGCTGGTTCGACTGCCCGGTGATACTGGACAGACGGTTAAACTGCTCGCCGCTGTCGGGCGTTTGTGGTTGGGGTGAGATGAGCGCGCTGACGGCGACGTTGCCGGCGATCGCCACGGTCGCCGTCACGAGCGTCGTCGCGGTCGCTTCGCTGAGAACGCCGCCAGCCAAAGCCGGGCCAAATACGTTGCCGGCCGCGATCGCGGCCACCGTGATCGTCAAAGCGGCCACGACGCCGAGGACGTCGCTGTCTTGCGGCACTCGCGTCACCCAGATGTGGGAGTCTGGCTTGGGCTTGACGATGTGCCAGAGATCCCGCGGGCACTCGCTCAGGTCGTCCCAGAGCACGGCCAGGTGATCCGGCACCCCGCCGACGATCTCCGCGATCGTCAGCCCGTCGTCGGCCTGCGCTTCGTAGACGTCGAGCTTGATCGGGTCGGGGATGCCGTAGACGGTAATCATGGCCGGTAGTAGCTCAGGTTGCCGTAAGGGACGTCCTTGGCGCGAACCAGGTGGCTCACGCCGATGTCGGAAGTGCTTTGCAGCAGCCAGCCGTCGCCCGCGTAGAGCGCGACGTGAACCGGATAGCTTAGGCGGTACATGACGCAGACATCGCCCGGTTGCGGGTCGTCTACGCGCTGGCCGTGGTCGCGTAGATGTTGCTGGATGACGAGCGCCCGCTGCGCCAGGTCATCGTTGCTGAGCTGGATGCCCCAGGTGTCAGGTAGGTCGACGCCGTGCACCTCCTGGAGCACGCGCGCGACAATGCGCCAGCAGCCGTGCGGCTTGACGTGCGGGATGCCGACGAACGGCCGGTAGTGCTCGAGCGTCACGATGCAGCGTTGCTCGGGAGGAAACGGTCGGCCGGGAACGCAGCGTCGAGGTAGTTGACGGCTGGACCGAGGCTGAGACGCAACTCCGCTGCCGTCGCGTCGTAGCCCAGGATGTCGATGTCAACCGGGCCATGCTCAGGCGTGTCGAACGCCTGGTCCGTCACGACTTCAAGCGTAGCCTGCGGCGACGACGACAGCTGACGTAGCTCGAAAATGACGCGTCGGTCGACGTTGGACATCACGATGTCGGCCTTGGGCATCGTTTCGCCGTCTTCGTTCGCCAACACGGCGTTGAACGGCCAGGCCGTCCAGACGTTGCCGCTGCCGTCGGTGTGGTCGACCTTGTCGTTCACGTAGCGCAGCGTGTCGGCGATGTCGGGATGCGTGATCGCGATCTTGACCAGCCAGACGACGTCCGTGTTCTGCGCGAGCATCCCCTGCAGCGATGTCAGCGAGACCTGCGTCGGCATCAGGGCTGCTCCCTCAGTTCGACCGCAGCCGTGACGCGGTCAGGCGCCGGGACGCCGGAAAGCTGCGGCGGCCCGGCGAACCGCACCGTGATCGTGCTGCCGGTCATCGGGTCCGGCCAGTCGAAGGTCAGACTCCCGCCGGCCGTGTCGTTCTTGTAGAAGCTGACCAACGTGGACCACTGGCTGAAGGTCAGATGATAACGTGCGGAGATCGTGTCTTCACTCGCCGTGAACCGGCGGCGCACCTGCGTCGGACCTTTCTCCGGCTGCGATTTGACGCTGGTGTCTTCCGGCGACCGCGAGAATTGGTTCGTTAGCGGACGTTGCGGAAGGCTGGTCGGCCAAGTAGGCATCTATCGCTTCCCTTGCCGACTGAGGCCGAAGTTGGTCTCGAGCGGCTTATCGAGCGAGCCGTCGTTGACAGCGTTCTTCATCTCGCTGCGCAGAAACACCTTGAGCTGTGTCTTGCCGTCCGGCTGGACGCGCCGTTCCGTACGCTCGACCTCCGCCGGCTGACCCTGGTTGATGATCTGGACGTTGACGTCGCCGCCGCCTCGCATCTCCACGGGAATGCGTCGGTTTCCGGGTAGCGGCACCACGGCCTCGGGGCCGCGCTCACCCGCCAGCGACGGGCCGCGCGTGATCCCGCCCTCGGCAAACGTCGGAAGCGGCTGACCGAGGCCGCCCTGCGATGTCGGCACGGCCGCGCCGCCGGTGCTGCCGCCGCCGCCGAAGAAGCCGCTGAAGACGCTACCAAGTCCATCGCTGATCGCGCCGGAGAAGGCGTTGCCGAGCGGCTTGGTCACAGCCTGCCGGATAATAATACGCTGGATATCCTGCAACAGCCCCTGGAGCACGCTCGACAAATTCTCGCCCTGCACGATGGCATCCTCGAAGGCGCTGGAGAAGGTGAAGCCCAGCTGGTCGGCAGCTTGCTGCATTCGACGCAAGCCTTCAGTGCCCTGGTCCGCCTGCTCGTTCAACGTCTGCCCGGCCTGCTGCGCCAACTCGTTGAACTCGCGCTGGCTGATCCGGTTGGCGTCCAGCGCAGTCCGCAGATTCTGCATCCGCTCCTGGTAGCGCGCCCAGGCCGGGTTGAGGTCGTTGCGGAGCTGGTTGCCAAGATCGTCCAGGCGCTGGTTTTGCTCCGCGATGATCTGACTCGACCGCTGCATCGCGTCGAACGACGGCGGCTGCAGGTCATCCGGCCGCTGTGGCGGTGTCGGTACGTCGATAGGCGCGGACTTGTCGCCCCCACCGCCGCCGGGGTCCGGTGGCGGCAAACCGCCGCCGCCAAGCTCGCCCGGCGTGTTCAGCCGGCCCAGCGGATCAAGGGCGTTTTCATTGACGTTTGACGCTTCCCGGATGCGGCTGCGCTCCGCCTCAATCTGCTGGTTTAGTTGCTCCAGCCGCTGTTGCTGTAGCGGGAAGTCGCTAACCGGTTGGCCACTCTGCTCGATCTTCTCCAGAATGCGTTCACGATCCGCCAGCAATTCGTTCAGTTTTTCGGTCTGCGCCTCAATGGCCCCGCCCTCGTCGCCAAGGCCTTGAAATAGAAGACTGGCAATATCCGGCGACAAGGCACCAGCGGTGCCGCCAATGATAGCACCGGGAACACCAAACCGGCTGCCTTTGAAAGCGCCCACCACGCCAAGCACCAACCGGCTGATATTCTCCATACGCTGTAGCAGCTCGTCCGCGTCTTGCGTCACCGTCGCCAAGGCGGAGCCGAGCGCCTCGCCGAAGTCACGAGAGATATCGGTCACGCTCTTGAGCGCCTCTTCGACGCCGTCGAACTCGCTGGTAAAACCCTCGATGACGCCGGTGTCGAACGCCGACCGCGCGGCCAGGCGCAACGTGTCCAACTCGCCGGCTGCTTCCGCGCCCTTGCGGATCAACGCTTCATCCAAGACCAGGCCGAACTCGTTGGCCTTTTGGGCGAAGCGGTCAAAGCCCTGCGACCCTTCGGTAAGCAGCGGCAGCAGACGCTGCCCCATCTCGTCTTCCAGGATGCGGACCGCAGCCGCGGCTCGGCGGCTGGACCCTTGCGTATCGGCGATCGCATCCGCGACCAAGCGCATCAGCTCGGCCGGGTTCTTGCCGCGCAGCTGGTCGACACTGATGCCGATGGACTGGAAGTCTTCCTGGATCGACTTCGTGCCGTCGATCGCGTCCTGTGCCCGGTCCGCCAGCGTCGCCAAGGCATCGTTGACGTCCTTTTGTTGGAGGCCGAACCGGCTGAAGGTGAACTGCAGCTCCTGCACCGTCTCGACGCCGACGCCGAGGCTGTCCGCCATCCGCTGGACCTGCTCGGCGCTGTTCAGCGCCTGCGTACCGAGCCGGCCCAGTTCGCGCGCGCCGGCGGCAGCAGCCAGGCCGCCCAGGGCAGCGCTCACACCCTGAATGCCGCGGCCGAGGCGCTGGAACCGCTGGTCGATCTTCTGTAGCCTCTTGCCGACCGAGCGGTCGAACTTCTGGACGTTGTCATCCGCTCGACGTAGTTCACGACGCAGCGATTCCGTCGTCGCGTCGATCCTGACGAGCAAGTCCTCTGCGGACTGTGCCATGATAAGCCTCGGAGGTTAGCGGATGGCCCGCACCATCACGTGCAAACATTGCGGCGGAATCGTCGCGAAAAACGCGGACAAGTGCCCGCACTGCGGTGGTTGGACGACGTTCGGCGCGGTCACGACCAGCCTGAACAGCGTCGGGAACCTGATCCTCGTCCTGGCGATCCTAGTCGTGCTGGGCAGCATTTTCGCGCTCGGATGACCGCCCCTTACGCCCGACCCGCCGCGCATTCGCCATGCCGCGCAGGGCGGACTTGATGTCCTGCTGCACCCGCTCGGGGTCCGGCTGGCTGGCCTTGGGCGGCGCATCGCCGCCCTCGCCGGAGCCGAACGGGTTGGTCTTGATCTTGCAGTCGATGAACCCCTCGAGCGCCAGCTCAATCTGCGGTATCGGCGTTGTCAGCGCGGCCTCGGGCGACCAGCCGAGCCAGCCGGTCGCCCGCTTGAAAACGTCGTCGCAGTAGGCGTCGAGGGCTAGGAGTTTCCCTCGCCGTCGCCCTCGCTGGGCTCGTCGCCGGGGTCGCGGCCGCCGTTGGCGAGGATAGTGAGGTAGTTGGCGACCGGCTCGGCCACGTCGAAGATGCCGGCCGCGAACACCTGCTCTTGCATCTCCTCCGCCTGCTTCTTGCTCAGGCTGGCGCCCTCCTGGACGACGTAGGCGATGGCGTCGAAGTCCGCCCGCATGACCCGCTCGATTGCGGTGCGGAAGTCGCCGTAGCGCCGGTTGATGTTCCGCAGCGCCTTTACGGTCGGCTTGAGCGTGTAGGTCTGCTCGCCACAGTCGACCTCGACCTGGCCTGAGTCGATCTTGCTCATGAGCTATCGGGCTCCTTACGCGGCCGCGGTCTCGGTGATGTCGGAGACGATCTCCATCTGCACGGTGCCGCTGACGTAATCGTTGGTCGTGCCGATCGCGGTCGTGAACGACATGATCAGTGCTTCAAACTCAAACGTCGTGCCGCTAGTGCCAGATCCCGACGGGGCGTCCCCAAGCTCAATCTTGATTGGCACCGGATCGTCGCTGTCGACGGCCGTCTGCAGATCCGTCTGCCCCTGGTCCGACACGTCACGCGCCAGCTCGACGCTGAACGAGCCTTCGTCGTAGGCGCCCTTGTACTTCCGCGTCCGGCGGTCGCCGATCGGGTTGAAGGTGCCGCGCTCGTACGACCGCCCAAACTCAGGGATGTTGGTGATCCCGCCAACGACAGTGTAGGTGGGCGGGCTGGAGCTGTCGCCGATGCTCAGTGTGGCGCCCGCAGATTGTTTGTAATCAAAGTCGGCCATCGCGATGGTCCTCCTTGTGGGTTGGCCATGAAAAAGCCCGCCGCGGCGAGGCGGCGGGCGGTGCGGTCAGGCTGGCGCCGGCGGCGCCTACTGCTGCGTTCGCGCGCGCAGCGTCATCGAGCCGGTGAAGGTCCGGCCGTCCAGGTCGCGGGTGATCTGCGTCGACGTCGCCTGCACGTCCCACGCGCGCCCGGTGCCGAGTGTCAGCTTGGCGCGGTCAAGCAACGCCTCCAGCTGCGCCAGGATGCTGTAGACCTCGCTCTTGCCGGGCTCATTCGACCAAACGTTCAGGATGACGAACCGCTCGCGCGCCGGCTCCGTGTGGGTGCTGAAGTCCGCGGAGTTCTCGTCGCCGATCTCGATGTAGGGATAGCCGGCGTCTGTCGGCGGCGGGTTGTAGACCGGCACCGCCGTCCCGCCGACGGTGACGTTACCGTCAAGCGCGCCGTAGATCGCCTTCTGTAGCTCGAAGCCGACGTTCATCGCCCGCGCCCCAGCTCATCCAGCGCCCGCCGGATCGCGCGGCGCGATTCCTCGGTGAAGTAGCGCCCGTTCACGTCCATCGCCGGGCGCATGAACGGCCGCGCTGGCTGCGGCGGGATGTTGCGCGCTGGCACACCCTTGGTTCCGAACTCGTACCAATATGCCTTGAAGAACTGGAACAGCTCCTTGCTCTTGGCCTTGGACAGCCGCACGCTGGACCGCCGGGCCGCGCCGAAGGCCGACCGCGCGCCGCCCGCCCGCTGGTTCTTGCGCGCGGCCAAGTCGGCCGCCTTCGCGCTAGGCCCGACAATCGCCGTCAGCCCGTCGCGCCCGTATTTGGTCTCGATGCTGCGCTTGATGCTGGTCGGCTGCACGCGCGCGACCGCGTCCAAGCGCACGGCCTCGGCACCGTTGCGCACGACCTCGACCACGCCGTCGCTGATCTCGTCCGGCGCCCGGCGTAGGGTCCGGCGCAGCTTGTTTACGCCGCGGATACGGCTCATGGCAAGGCGTCCTGCTTGTCGCCGCTGGCGGCTTCGATCCGCATGTATGGCGCCCGCGGCCCATGGTCCTCGATGAAGCCGATGCCAAACGCCATGCCATTCCAGACCAGCGCCATGTCCTCGGTGACGCCGGCG